CTAGTATAAGAGTAATGAAGAAAATACGAGAGGTTTATAAATTACCTTTAGGAGAATATTAATGAGAGTATTATCTTTAGGTGCAGGAGTACAAAGCAGTACATTAGCATTAATGATAGAGAAAGGGGAAGTGCCTATGGTTGATTGTGCTATTTTTTCTGACACACAAGCAGAACCAGATTATGTTTATAATTATTTATATAAGTTGAAAAAACTTGTAAGTTATCCAATACATATAGTTACAGCAGGTGATTTAGGTGAAGATAGTTTAAACGACCCTTTTGTAAAGTTACCAGTTTATATATTAGATTTAGAAACTGGTGTGGTAGGTTTTGGTAGAAGGCAATGCACTAGAGAATACAAAATAACTCCTATTATTAAAAAGATTAGAGAGTTAGCAGGGTTAAAAAAGTATCAAAGAATACCAGTAGATTTTAAAGTATCTATGTTGATGGGTATATCAAGAGATGAGATGCAAAGAGCAACAGAGAACAGAGAAAAGTGGATAACAAATGATTATCCTTTAGTATTTGATAAGAAATTTAATAGAGGTGATTGCATAGAATGGTTAAAAAGTCATAATCATCCAATGCCTAAAAAATCTGCTTGTACTTTTTGCCCTTATCATTCAAATGATTTTTGGTTAGATATTAAAAATAATGATAAAGAAATGTGGAAAGAAGTAGTAGAAGTAGACAGAAAGATTAGAAATGCTACTAGAAAACCAGAAGATGAGGTATTTTTACACAAATCTTATATGCCTTTAGAAGAAGCAGATTTAGACCCTAACAAAGACCAAATGGATATGTTTAATGATATATGTGATGAAGGGATGTGTGGAGTATGAGTAAGTATGTAATAAATTATAAAATGGAGTTTAAAACTAGACCTAGCAAGTATGAAGTAGAATCAAAATTATTTAATTTATTAAGAGATGGTTTTACTTTGCGTACGCCAGAAGAACAAGATGATTATGCTAGAGCAAAAGAGATAAGAGAAAAAAATGCCAAAGTCTAAAAAAGCTATACAAAAAGATAATACTAGCCAACATTGGAAGAAGTTAATACATCATAAGTTGTGTAGTTTTTGTGATAATGCAGCAGTTCATTATCATAAATTTAAATTTTACTGCGAAGAATGTTATGAAAAATTAATAAAGAAAGGAAAAAAATGATACTAGAATACATTGCCAAGAAAAATAACTTAAGTAAGTCTGATATAGCAAAAGATTTGGACATATCAGAATCAATGGTAACTTTACTATTTCAAGGTAAAAGAAACCCAAGCATAAAACTTATTAAAAGAATAAAGAATACTTACAATATTTCTTTAAATAAAATTATGGAGGATTTATGAACTGTTATAATTGTAATACAAAATTAATATGGGGTGGTGATCAAGATATAAATGACAGCTTTCAAGTAGATGACGAAGTAAAAGATTATAATATGATCATTAATTTAAGTTGCCCTAAATGTGAAGCACTTGTTTATGTTTATCATAAAAACCCTAATTGTATACAGGAGGAAGTATGAAAGAGAAACTATTTTATTTTCCATTTTATCCATCAGACTGGTTAGCAGATACCTCTATATTAAATTTAGAGGAGAAGGGTGCTTATATTACCCTAATTGCCACGATGTACTTGCAAAACGACTGTAGTCTGTTTAAAAGGCATATACCAAACATATTAGGGGTAACAGATGAAAGAAAGTTTAATAAACTTATGCAGAATATTATACCGCTATTAATAGATGATGGTGAAAAGTATACACAGAAAAGAATAAAAGAAATTAAGAATAAAATAGAAGGCATTATAGAAAAGAAACGACAAGCTGGTATAGCATCTGGTGTAGCTAAAAGAAGAAAGTTAAACATAGTAAATACTAAAAGCTACACTAAAAAGATAGATAAATTTAGTGATGTAAGTGCAATAGATAAAGCCAGGAATACTTTAAATAATAATTAATGATGAGTAATCATATTGGTAAAATAGGAGATCGTATTACTGCTACACTTACTGTACGATTTGCCAAATACTTAGGTGAAACTGAATGGGGTTATTCTAAATTTATGGTATCATTAATAGATGCTGCTGATAATATTTATATCTATTATGGTTCACATTGTATTGCTGAAGCTACAGAAATAGTAACATTAAAAGCAACAATAACTGACCATAATATTTATGAAAATATTAAGCAAACTATCATTAAAAGACCTAAGATAATAAAGGTAAATTAACTACCCTTTAAAAGGGAATAACTCGCTGTGTGTTACCATTCATACCTAACCCTAACACTTATACCCAATACATATACTATTATACCCCTATAACAACTAACTAATTATACTAGCATTATAACTATACTTTTATCTTTAACTTTAAATTCTATTATTGTTTAAACATAATCCCAGTTATGTACAGTTTATGTTAAGCATATGTACAAACACCTGTACCAATTCTGTTTAAGCTGTGTTGATACAATATTAATATATAAAGATAAATATATATACTAACACTAGTATGCCTATAAGTTATTATTAAGTGTTTGATTGTTTGTTTAGGTATTAAGCTAGAAAGCAAAATCGCATATACATCCCCCAACAAAAAAGAAACAGATAAAGAACATAAGTAAAACCTATGTAGAACTTATAGTTTAAAGGGCATATAAGCCTTACTGGTTAACATTGTTTGTTATTGGCTAGTGGTTATACCTAACGGCCATAACTAACGCATACCGCCTGTGTTAATAACCTAATAGTATTTCTTATTATATCTTATGGTATATACCAGTATACAAACATAATCCTTTATTTAATTATTTATTCTTATGGCCTTACTACCTATAGGGGTCCCATAACATCTTTTTGTTTTTGATTTTTTTTTTAAAAATCGGAGGTGGGGGTAGGGTGGCTATTATCTAAAGGCATATAATACTCGTACATCTAACATACCATATACAACCTATATATTTTATATAATATAAAAAAGGGTTTTCAAATGCTATATAATTTGTTAATAAAAGATATGGCATATAATATACAAGAAATACCTGTAGAGGATTTAAGTGTATATGTAAATAATTCTAGGACACATTCCACAGAACAGGTAAAGCAAATATCTAATAGCATTAAAGAGTTTGGTTTTACCAATCCTTTGCTTATAGATAAGAATAAGGAAATTATAGCTGGGCATGGCCGATTAATGGCAGCTAAACAATTAGGGTTAGATAAAGTACCCTGTATAGAGCTTTCTAATTTATCAGAAAAACAAAAAAAGGCTTATGTAATAGCGGATAATCAATTAGCATTAAACGCAGGTTGGAATGAAAGTATTTTGTCTATGGAGATAGGCGATTTATCAGATAATAATTTTGATATATCCTTATTAGGTTTTAATGATCTAGATTTAAATAAATACTTATTAAAAGAGTTTGAGGGTTTAACAGACGAAGATGAAGTGCCAGAGCCACCCAAAGAGCCTATTACTAAATTAGGAGATATATGGCAGTTGGGTAATCATAGAGTTATGTGTGGAGATAGTACAAAAGAAGAAGATATTAAAAAATTATGTATTAACCCAGTTGATTTATTATTGACTGATCCTCCATATAACATTGATTATGAAGGTGGTAGTAAAAAAAGAGATAAAATAGCTAATGATAAAATAGATAATTTTAGAGAGTTTTTAATTAAATGTTTTTCTAATGCTGGTTCTGTAATGAAAGCTGGAGCAAGTTATTATATCTGGTATGCAGATACAGAAAGTTATAATGTTCGTGGTAGTGTAATGGATGTTGGATGGACTATTAGACAAAATTTAATATGGAATAAAGATAATTCCACATTTGGAAGAAGCGATTATCATTGGAAACACGAACCATGTTTATATGGTTGGATTGATGGTGCATCACATAATTGGATGGGTGATAGAAAACAAACTACTGTTATTGAATTTAAAAGACCTAGTAAAAGTAAATTACATTCTACAATGAAACCAGTAGGATTAATGGAATATCAAATAACAAATAATACTAAAGGAAAAGATATAGTTTTAGATTTATTTGGTGGATCAGGTAGTACACTTATTGCTTGTGAAAAACTAGATAGAATATGTAACACTATAGAATTTGACCCTAAATACTGTGATGTAATAGTTAAAAGATGGGAAAATTTTACTGGTAAAAAAGCTAAATTAATAAAGGATAATCATGCCACGACCTAATTTTAAACCAACACCTGAGATGGAAAGAATATGCTCAATGGGTGTAGCTTTTGGATTAACCCACCAGCAGATAAGTAAGCTAGTGGGATGCGACCCTAAAACACTACGCAAACATTTTAGAAATGCTTTAGAAACTGGTAAAGAAAAATTAACTATGGCAATAGGTAGCCAACTATATAAAAAAGCCATGAATGGAGATACAATATCCGCAATATTTTTAGCAAAAACAAAAGGCGGTTTCCAAGAAAAAGTAGAACACGAGGGTTTACCAAATAATATTTCAGTTAGCTTTAATTTAGAACCAGATAAAAAAATAATTGACGCACAGGTAATTACAGATAAGATAACAAACAAAAAGGATTGATATGTCTAAAAGAGGATTATATGCAAATATTCACGCAAAAAGAAAACGCATAGCAGCAGGGTCTGGTGAGAAAATGCGTAAAGTAGGAAGTAAAGGTTCACCAACCAATAAGGCATTTAGACAAGCAGCAAAAACTGCAAAGAAAAATAAAAAAAATACAACAAGGAAAGGATAATATTATGCCAGGATATGGATATGGAAAAATGAATAAGAAGACAAACAAAAAATCTACGAAGAAAAAAGTACGAATAGTTATGGGTAACAAAAATACAAAAGCTAAAAAAAGAAAAGTATAATGAAAGGTGTAAAACATTACAAAAGAGATGGCACTTTATTTAAAGGCAACACTCATAAAATGCCAAATGGAGATTTACACTCTGGTAAAACACATGGCAAGACAAGTGTAAAACTTTTTCATTTTAGTGAACTTTCTAAAAGAGCAAAAGCAAAAGCTAAAAAAGGGTAAATATGGCAATAGAATATCGAGGTGAAAGATTTTCTGGTTATAATAAACCTAAACGCACTCCAAACAAAAATAAAAAATTTGCTGTACTTGCAAGAGCTAATGGACAAACAAAACTCATAAGATTTGGCGATCCTAATATGAGTATTAAAAAAAATAATCCTGACAGAAGAAAAAGTTTTCGAGCTAGACATAAATGTGATACTTCTCCACCAAGTAAACTTACAGCTCGATATTGGTCGTGTAAGAAATGGTAACCTGTTCCCTATGCACATAACCATTCCTTACACACCAAGACCACAACAAGCAGACTTACATAAAAATAACAAACGATTTAAAATTTGTGTATCACACAGAAGATGGGGTAAATCTGTTTATGCAATAACTGAAATATTAAGAAAAGCATTAGAAATAAAAACAGAAAGAAATGACGGAAGGTTTGCATACATAGCACCGTACTATCGACAGGCAAAAGCTGTGGCTTGGGATTATTTGTTATATTATACAAAAGATATTCCTGGTACAAAAATAAACCAATCAGAATTAAGAGTAGATTTAATTAATGGTAGTCGTATCCGATTGTATGGTGCAGGAGATGACCCAGATGCTCTAAGAGGAATTTTCTTAGATGGATGTGTTTTAGATGAATATGCTGACATGTCTCCTAGAATGTGGAGTGAAGTGATACGACCTGCATTAACCGATAGAAAAGGTTGGGCAATATTTATTGGAACACCAAAAGGGAGAAATCAATTTTGGCAATTATATGAAGATGCAAAACACGATAACGAATGGCATAGAGCAATCTATCGTGCAAGTGAAACAGGTGTAGTAGACCCACAAGAATTAGAAGCAGCAAAAAAACAAATGGGTGAAGATGAATATATGCAAGAATTTGAATGTAGTTGGTCTGCCGCAATTAAAGGTTCTTATTATGGTAATTTAATTATAGAAGCAGAACAAGAAGGTAGGATCACAAAAGTAGAAAGAGACCCAGCACTACCTGTGCATGTAGCTTGGGATTTAGGAATATCGGATAGTTGTGCATTATGGTTTTTCCAAGTTACAATGGGTGAAATCAGAATATTTGATTATTATGAAAGTGCAGGAGTGGGATTAGATCACTATGTAAAAGTAATGGATGAAATGCAAATAGAATACTGGGGTGATGATTACCTACCACATGATGCAAAAGTAAGAGAACTTGGAACAGGTAGAACCAGAGCAGAAACTTTAATTAATATGGGAAGGCGACCACGCATAGTTCCAAACCATAAAGTTGATGATGGAATTAATGCTGTACGATTATTGTTGCAAAATTGTTATTTTGATGTTAAGGGTTGTGAAAACGGATTAAATGCTTTGAGGAATTACCAAAGAGAATGGGATGATGTGAAAAGAGTATTCAAAAGAAATCCTTTACATAATTGGGCATCTCATGGTAGTGATAGTTTTAGGTATTTAGCTATGTCATACAAACATATAAAACCAAAAGAAAAAGAACCAGATATTATGAAAGAATTACTGCGCACTCCAACATTAGATGAAATGATGGATATGCACGATAGAGAACAACTTAGAAAACCAGAAAAAAGGATATAATATGGCATACGGAATGATGACAAAAGAAGAAATGTTAGCAAAAGAATTAAAAAAACAACCTAATACGCAAATGTCTGGTAACGCATCTGCTCCTATGATGAATTTAAGGCAATTACTAGAAATAATACCAGCAGAACAAGTAGAAGGATATATAGGAAGTTTAATAAGAAGTAAAAATGAATCACAAAAAATTCAAGGATTGATGTTAATGAGAGAATTTCAAGAAGTAGGGAAAGAAATATTTTAGGTAAAACAAATGGCAGAAACTAGAAAAGAAATGGAAGTAGTGCAAGGCACAGCACAATACTGGCAAATGGAATTAGAAAGTGCCGACCAAACTGAAAAGGATTGGAGAGAAAGAGGTAGAGCTGTTGTAGCACGATACAGGGATGAAAGAAATTCAGATTCTTTTGGAGCAGGTATTTATAAACAATTTAATATTCTATGGTCTAACACAGAAACTATGAAAGGTGCATTATTTGCTCGTATGCCAAAAGCAGATGTACGCAGAAGATATAACGACAACAACCCTATTACTAGACAAACAGCTATTGTACTAGAAAGAGCATTACAATACGGAAATGAAGTATATTCAGCAGATAAACCTGTAAAAGCTGCTTTAGAGGACTATTTACTACCAGGAAGAGGGGTAGTTTGGGTAGTATATGAGCCTATTTTTGTAAAAGAAACCATTCAAGTAGAATCTTTAGATGAATTTGGCAATATGGTAATGATAGACCAAGAAGAAGAAAGAATAGCAGATCAAAGATGCTACTTTGAGTACATAAACTGGGAAGATTATAGAGAAAGCCCAGCAAAAAGACCAGAAGATGTATATTGGAAAGCAAGAAGGCACTTACTTACAAGAGATGAATTAATAGAAAAAGGCTTTAAAAATGCATCCAATATACCCTTAAATTGGTCTCCTGAACCTACAGAAGGGTATAATGAAGAATATTCTGAAGTATTTTCTCGTGCAGAAGTATGGGAAATATGGGATAAATACAAAGAAAAACGATATTTTGTATCAAAAGGCTACAATGAAATATTAGCAGAAGATGATGACCCTTATGGATTAGAAAAATTTTTTCCTACTCCTGATTCATTAGTTGCAATAAGAACTAATGAAACAAGTGTTCCTATACCAGAGTTTACATTGTATCAAGACCAAGCTGATGAATTAGATAGAATTACAACAAGAATAAGTAATCTAATAGAAGGATTAAAAAGAAGGGGTGTATATGATGCTTCTGTACCAGAATTATCACATTTAGCAGATGCAGGAGATAATGATTTTGTACCTTCAGAGAATTTTGCACAATTAGCAGCAA